GCTGAAAGGATCGTTTCTTTCCTTAATAAGGTGTGTGAAATGGAATTTGAGAAATATATTTCGGATTCTTATGAAACGTTGGCCAACTATGTAAACGCATATGACCAAAAGATGTTCATGAAGAGAGAGAACATCGCAGATCGTGGTATATGGACAGCAAAGAAAAGATATATTCTAAACGTATGGGATAGTGAGGGTGTAAGATATGATGAACCTAAACTGAAGATGATGGGTATCGAAGCAGTGAAGTCATCAACTCCTGCCCCTTGTCGCACAATGATTAAGGATGGACTCAAGATAATGATGAATGGAACTGAAGAAGAAGTGATTGATTACATTGATGATTGTCGTGCAAAGTTTAAGACACTTCCTCCAGAAGATATTGCATTCCCAAGAACTGCATCTGATGTTCGTAAGTATAAAGCATCTTCTACAATCTACGCAAAAGGAACACCAATACATTGTCGGGGTGCTCTTTTGTTTAATCATTATATTACAAAGAAAAATTTAACAAATAAATATTCACTTATTGGTAATGGTGAGAAGGTTAAGTTTATTTACTTGAAGAAACCAAACATCATACAGGAGAATGTAATATCATTTATTCAAGACTTTCCAAGAGAACTTGGACTTGACAAATACATAGATTATGATCTACAATTTGAGAAGAGCTTCGTTGAACCACTTAAAGCAATTCTTGATTCGATTGGATGGAACGTCGAAAAAACTGTAAACCTTGAATTATTTTTTACCTAATGGATTTACCTATTGATGATAAAGATCTTGCAACCATAGTTGAGGCACTAAATCCTCACAGATCTAAGGTTTCATATCTACTTGAAGATACAACACTATATAAAAAATTGAGATTAGTAAAGGATGTTAGAGAAGCAAATCCTGATGGTCCTTACAAAAAAATACTTCGTGATACTTATGGAATGGTAATTTAATGGATTTTTTAAAAGAGATAGTAAAAGAGATTGGTGATGAGTACACCCAGATTGCAGCAGACATAGATGAAACAGAAAGATTCATTGATACAGGAAGTTATATCTTCAATGCGCTTGTTAGTGGTTCCGTTTATGGTGGCGTTTCTACTAATAAGATCACTGCCATTGCTGGTGAGACTTCTACTGGAAAAACTTATTTTTCCCTTGCTATTGTCAAGAACTTTTTGGACACTAATCCTGATGGGTATTGCCTCTATTTTGATACTGAAGCAGCAATCACCAAGGGATTACTTGCATCTCGTGGAATTGATCAAAACAGACTTGTTGTTGTCAATGTCGTTACCATAGAAGAGTTTCGAAGTAAGGCACTTCGTGCAGTAGATATATACTTGAAGACAGAAGAAGAGAATCGCAAACCTTGCATGTTTGTATTAGATTCTTTAGGTATGCTTTCTACAGAGAAAGAAATCACTGATGCACTTAATGATAAACAAGTCAGAGATATGACCAAATCTCAACTTGTTAAAGGTGCATTTCGTATGCTTACCTTGAAACTTGGTCAAGCAAATATTCCACTCATAGTTACAAATCACACTTACGATGTTATCGGATCTTACATCCCTACTAAAGAAATGGGAGGCGGCAGTGGCCTCAAGTATGCCGCGTCTACAATCATTTATCTCAGCAAAAAAAAGGAAAAGGATAAGACAGAAGTTGTTGGAAACATTATTAAAGCTAAGACGGCTAAAAGTAGACTCAGCAAAGAAAACCAACAAGTTGAAATAAGACTTTACTATGATGAAAGAGGACTTGATCGTTATTATGGTCTTCTTGAATTAGGAGAACTTGGTGGTCTCTGGAAGAATACTGCTGGAAGATATGAGGTTGATGGTAAAAAAATATATGCTAAAAATATATACGCAGAACCTGAGAAATATTTCACAGACGATATAATGAATAAACTAGACGAAATATCAAAGAAGAATTTTTCTTATGGAACGAATTGAATCTACAATTCTTAAAAACCTAATACACAATGAAGAGTATTCTCGAAAGGTAATTCCTTTTATTGAACCTGATTTTTTTGAAGATCGAAAGGAAAAGGTAATATTTGAAGAGATAACATCATTTATTGTCAAGTACGGATCATCTATAACTTTAGAAGCACTAAATATTGAGGTTGACAATCGAACTGATTTAAATGATTCTGAAGTCAAAGAAATACATGAGATAAATCAAAACCTCATAGAATCCCCTGTAGATCAGCAATGGTTGCTTGATTCTACAGAAAAGTGGTGCCGTGATCGTGCAATTTATCTTGCTTTGATGGAATCAATTCACATCGCAGATGGAAATGATGAAAAAAAGAATCGTGATGCTATACCAAATATACTATCGGATGCCCTTTCAGTTTCCTTTGACAACAATATTGGACATGATTACCTACTAAACTACGAAGACAGATATGAGTTCTACCACAAGAAAGAAGAAAAAATTGAGTTTGATCTGGAATACTTTAATAAAATTACCAAAGGTGGTTTACCTAATAAGACTCTTAACATCGCGCTTGCTGGTACTGGTGTCGGGAAGTCTTTATTCATGTGCCACGTTGCTAGCTCCGTGTTGCTACAAGGACGGAACGTACTCTATATTACAATGGAGATGGCAGAAGAGAAAATTGCTGAACGAATTGATGCAAATCTCTTAAATGTTTCAATACAGGATTTGACTGATTTGCCAAAGGTAATGTTTGAGAATAAGGTTACTGCCGTATCAAAGAAGACTCAAGGTCATTTAATTATTAAAGAATATCCAACTGCAGCTGCACACAGTGGACATTTTAAGACATTACTAAATGAATTATTGTTGAAAAAATCTTTTAAACCTGATATAATATTTGTAGATTACTTAAATATATGTGCATCATCACGTTACAGGGCAGGATCAAATGTTAACTCGTATTCCTATATTAAAGCGATTGCTGAAGAGCTCCGTGGTCTTGCAGTTGAAGCTAATGTTCCTATCGTCTCCGCTACTCAGACGACTCGCTCTGGCTTTGCTAGTAGTGATGTTGATCTTACTGATACAAGCGAAAGTTTTGGGCTTCCCGCAACTGCTGATCTTATGTTTGCTCTTATTTCTACGGAGGAATTGGAGACGCTCAACCAAATAATGGTTAAACAGTTAAAGAACCGTTATAATGATCCAACAATCTTTAAGAGGTTTGTTGTTGGTATAGACCGTGCAAAGATGAGATTATATGATTGTGAACAGAAGGCACAAGAAGATATTCTTGACAATGGGCAAGAAGAAGAGTATAATAAAGAGGACAAAAAACCTAAAAAGTCATTTGCTGAATTTAAATTTTGATAGTTCAAAGAGTTAAATGGTCGAGTGCCACTGTAATTCTTGTTGCTATGGTTTTTCATGTAATGGGATGGACTCCTTGGAATAGCATATTACAAATGATTGGTGCTGCAGGATGGGTTTATGTTGGATTTAAAACGGGAGAACGTGCTATCATTTTAAATTTTCTTCCACAATTCTTCATTATTATACCTGCTCTTATTATCTTATATTTTATTAAATAGTTTTATGTCTGGAGATTACGAAACACACAACAACCAACAACCTCATATAAACTATGCAGGATCAAAAGTTGACTTGGATAAGTATGCTTTATTCGTGGATGGTGTCACATCCGATCCCAGTAAAGATTATCAATCTTTCCTTAAAAGTCTTAGTACCCTTGACGGAGAGGGTTCCAATATTCACAGGCTTCTTACTGCTGCTGTTGGCATTAGTGCTGAAGGTGGTGAATTCATGGAGATCGTTAAGAAAATGGTTTTTCAGGGTAAGCCTTGGAATCATGATAATCGGGAGCATCTCATTATTGAGTTGGGAGATGTTATGTGGTACGTGATGCAAGCATGTAAAGCACTACATGTAACTCTTGATGAAGTGATAGAATGTAATGTAGATAAATTAAAGAAGAGATATCCTGGTGGAGATTTCGATGTTCATTATTCAGAAAACCGTAAGGAGGGAGACCTATGAGAGAACAACTAATTAAAGCACTACTCGCACATGCACAAGGTGATATTGCGAAACACAAGGCAAATATTGAAGTATATCTTGCAAATCCTGTGGGTATTGGAGAACATTCAAATATTGTAGAAGCAATTGAAGGAGAGTTGGATATGATTGCTAAGTATCAAGATCAGATAGATATTATAAATAAATACTTCAAAAAGTAGAAGTAAAGTGGCACAGATAAAACAATTTGATTCTTTAGATAAATTAATTAAAGGTAATCGTTTTAGTGATAAACCAGTAAAACCAAATGAGAAGGTTAATGGTAGCACTGCACTGATAAAGGTATTAGAGCAAGAAATTATAAAAGCAAAAATTGGTGATAAAGTTACTTTGTCACGTAGTGCTATGGAAAAGGTTGAATATATTGATTATGATGAAGCAGATGATAAAGATCTTAAAAAGAAAATAGAAGAAATAATTGATGACCTTGATAAGATATTTGGTGTCTATTCAGATAAACCAGAAGCAAAGTCAAGAGTTGTGCGTGTTGGAAATATAAAAAAATCTAATGAATTTAAGGGTGTTGTCAATTTTAGAATTCAAAGAGAATCATCATCGGGGAGAAAACAAACTCCTACTCAATATCAAGAGAAAGGAACAACAGATGTATTCAATAATGTTTTAGAAAGGAATAAACGATATAATAGTATAGCAGATATGCGAAAAGATGCTGATCTTATGAAAGATATAAGAGATACTTTTAGTGGAAAAACTGCAAAAAAGAATGTTGGAAATCACACAGATAAAGTAGATGATTGGATGAATACTTTTTTTAATCAACAAGATCTTTTCTTCATGCAAAAGTATGCACCTTCTAAGTGGAGTAAATTCGAATATCATGGTCAGGATTGGGTTCAGTTTTGGTCAGATTTTATTAAGAAAACTAAAACACAAAGTGGTCAAGCAGTTGGTAATTACACAACTTGGAATCCCTCTGATATATGGGCAGTATACGATAAAAAGAAAGTGAACGATGCGATAGATGAAAAATTTAAGAAAGATCAAGGTGATCCAAAACTTTCTAAAGTTAATAATTTTCTGATAAAATTGATGAAAGAATCAAAACTTGTAGGAATATCTCTTAAAAAGATAGAAGGCACTGGTGCTCATTTAGAGGAGATGAATATTAGTCCTAAATCAATGAAGTTAGCAGAAGTCATAGAACTTAAGGCATCAGAGATAGATTTACAACTTGATAATATTGTTAATGCTGAGAAAGTCACTACTTATATTAAATTTGCTAATACTCATACAATGAATATAAACTTAAACGATAAAAAGAAACCAGGTAATCTTTCCTTTAACACTCAAGTTAAAGGAACTGCTGCTCAAGGAGGACAAGCACCTGTTAAATTAGTTGAAGATCTTTTAAATAAAAATATTCAAAAAGATAAATTTATTAATGATTGGAAAAATTATCCAATTAAGGCTGAGGAAGAAGATAAAAAAAGTGGTTTTTGGGATCAAAAAGAAATGTGGGAAGATAAATATGAATTCTTAAGATCAAAAGGCAATTCATCTTGGCCAAAATGGGAAGGAGAAGAAGGTTTTTATGAATATATCACTGATTTTTATAAAAAGGAAAAACCTCAACTTGCTATAACAAAGTTAATGCAAATAACTTTTTTTTATGCTGCCTATAAAAATTTTCCAAAGAAACAAGATTTTGCAGACTTTTGTATAAATCTTTTACATCTTGGTATGAAAGTCGGTGATAGATTCGCACCACACGCAAAGATATCTTAACATGGCAACGAACGCTGTAGAAACTGCTCAACAAGAAAATGGATCTAGATATTTTTTAGAGTCTGTTATAGAAAGGGGAAGGGAACCTTTAGCCAATGAAATGTTTAAAATATATCAAGGATATAACAGTGAGTGGAAGGAGACATATCGAAAACAAGTTGATGCTGTAAAAAGTTATATTGGATCACAAAAAGGATATGAATACTCCAGAGATAAAGGGATAATGCCTTTTATTGAAAACATAGCAAAATCTGACTGTGGTGTAGCAGTTAAAGATAGATGGGATCCAATGGATATTGTAATGGTAAAGAAAAATATGAAGAAGACTGTAGAAGGAACGATTCGTGAATTAACAAATATGAAAGGTATGACTAAGGATGCCAATCTTCTTATTTTAAATGCTTTCATGAGAGAAGCATTAAGAGATAAAATTTTAATTGGTATTTCTTTAAAGGCAATTAAATCGAATAAAAAGAAAGCAAATATGGAACTTGCAAATATGAGAGATGATAAGTCTACTCGTGTTAATATTGAACCGATTGATGGTTCTTC